TTATTATTGAACCGTCTTGAGTTCATATATCTTCATTACATTTGCTCTTACTATAAACGGTAAGAGCAAATTTATATAGTAATTCTTTATCCAAATCCAACAAAATATGTTTATTACTTTGTGATAGGAAGATTAGATATTAAATAATTTTAGAGTCTTATTTTTGATTTGATTACCATATCGTTTTTTTGTATCTTTTGTATAATATCGTTTAGATAAACGATAGTCTGATGCATTGTTTCCTTTACCGCCTTTATGATTGTTCGAACCCGATGGTAAGTGTCCGCGTAAAGTAGATAGGCTACCTGAACCCATATCTTTGTCTGGAAACAGTTTTTGCATTTCAACATCATCTAAACTAGCAAAACCATCTAAATTGACCGATGATGTGACCGACCCGCCTGCTGGTTTATTATTCAATAATCGGCTAAACATGCCTATTCGAGGCCCGCCCGCCGCGGAACTCGGTTTCGACTTACTACCTTTTTCTGCATCGTCCCGGCCATTTGATACTACGGTCGACCTACTTGCTGTTTTATTACCCCATAATTGGCTAAACATGTCTGTTCGATGCCCGACCGCTGCGGAACTCGGTTCCAACACACTACCTTTTTCTGCATCGTCCGGGCCATTTGATACTACGGTCGACCCACTTGCTGTTTGGGCCACCCTGCTCGCTCCGGAACCCAGTCCCAACACACTACCTTTTTCTGCATCGTCCGGGCCATTTGATACTACGGACGACACGTCTGCTGTTTTATTACCCAATAATCGACTAAACATGTCTCGAGGCCCGCCCGCCGCGGAACTCGGTTTCGACTTACTATATTTTGCTGCATCGTCCAGGCCATTTGATACTACGGTCGACCCACTTGCTGTTTGGGCCACCCTGCTCGCTGCGGAACTCGGTTCCGAGATAATATGGGTTGATGCATCGTCCCGGCCATCTGATAATACTGACTTTTCCTTTGACGAGATAATCTCAGTTTCAATCGCTACCACTTCATCAATGATAAGACTATATTCAGGAATATCCACGATAGTTTTATAATCATAATTAGGGTTTTTATAATATTCTGTAGCAATAAAAATCAGTAACTTAATAAAATTTCTTACACGTTTAATAGGGAGATTTATATTGTTTATAATATATAAAATTTTAAAAACTAAATCTTTAGCTTTTTTTTTATATTTCGCTTCTTGTAGTTCAAAAAATTCCTCAATTGTAATAATATCGTTTTTATAAAACCAACTAATATTTTTCGTGCTTATGTTTTCAGAACTAATAGATATTACCATCTCTTTCCATAGGTTTAATAACTCTAATACTAATTGTTTATCACTATCGTTAGGTTGTCTATCTATTTGGTTTACCAAATTTTTATATTTTTCTATCTGTGATATGAATACTTTTGGTGCAGTAGGATCTGTTAGGAGTGAAGTTGCCAGTTTTCTTTCCCGGAGGGGTGGTTTTTTTTTCAAGATGTCTGGATGTTCTCTATGCAACCGTTCTTCATTTACCTGCATAATAAGATTTTGCCAGTGAAGTCTTTCATAAAGATATGCAACCAAAAACACAATTTCGTCCGAAGGGGTTAAACGGTTATTGATTATATCTCTAATTTTTTGAACTATTATTGCTTCAAATATATCAGATTTATATTTATCTGCATTAATGGTTCTTTTAATCAGATTAACCACATTGGAAAAAGTGCTACTTGGTTTAGGAGTTGGGATGGTCTCACTGGGTTTAGGAATTGATATGGTCCTACTTACTTGGTTAGTGGTTCTGATAAGTTCCATAGCTTCTTTACCTATAAGAACATCCATAAATGTTTTTAATGCGGCGGAAGAATCTCTCAAAACTAATTTCCCACCATTCATGTCTAACATTATATCTTGTGCATTATTGGGTATTAACACATCACCTTTGAATATTTTTAGTATTAAATTTTCATCGGTTAATGTTTCCGACCTAAACATTTTTCCAATTTGATCCTTAGACATTGTAACCAATAATTGTAGACCATCATTGTCTGGAATGGGGGTGTATTCAGGTGGAGTTTTGATCGAACCCAATGGACCACTAGCTAGGTCAGATAGAGGTTTGGTCGAACCCAATATACCATCAACACGGGGAGTATCAATGTATTTGTTATAAATTTTGTTGCATATGTCATTAACAAATCCAAATATTTCTAAAAAATTAAATTCAGATGATAATTTCATGTATATATCACTTGCATCTACCGGTTCGGCTAACTCTAATAATCTCTTTAATTCATCTAATACCTTTTTTATATTTATCATGTCATTATTATTATGATTTTCTTTTAATATGTCGGCTATACATATCGATATAATAAAACGCGTACAAATATATTTAAAAATATATTGGAGTTTATGTAAGTTGTATACTTTAACGTCATCAGGTTTAGTTAAAGATTCAAGAATTTCTTTTATTTTAAATATATCGGTGTTTTCTATTATTAATGATATGAAGCAATAATTATATAAATCACAAAGGTATGTTAAAACATCATTATCTTCAATAAAATATGGATATTTTGGTGAACTATCTAAACCTATGTTATGCTCTGGATTATGTATGGCTGATACTACTGTACAAAAATACATAATCATGGAAGATATTCCATATTTAATTTCATTTAAATACCTAATATCATATCCGGATGGGTTAACATGTCCTATATTCATAGAAATTTTACCTATATTCATAATAATTAGAATTGCTTGATTCATAAAATTGAACCATAATCCTTCGTCAGATTCATAAACCTCTGTATGATTATTATATTTTAACCAGACGTCATAAATATACTCCATGCATTTTATTATTTTGTCTATTAAAATATAAAATATATTGGAATTTGTTTTCGTTACTGTTGCTGGTAATTCTGCGCCCATGGTTTCTTCTACTTCGGACGATTTTACGCTTATTTTTTTTAAGTCGTTTGGTAAAATTTCTTTTATTTTTTCTGGTAAATCGTGGTAATATATCTTTTCATAATGATCACCTTTAAAATCTGATATACTCATGTCAAGAACTTCTGCGAATTTATCTTCACTCGTGCAATATTGAATATAACGCTGATTACAGTTTATAACCAGAATAAAAATATCGGTATCATTTTTTTTTAAAAAATAGTGGAGATATCGGTCTTTTAATATTTTTATCAAATTATTAAAATTTATTATACTATCGGAATTGTCTTCTGATATACTATCGGAATTGTCTTCTGATATACTATCGGAATTGTCTTCTGATATACTATCGGAATTGTCTTCTGATATACTATCGGAATTGCCGCCTTGCAAACGAATTAATATATCTAATATTAAATTATCATAATATCGTTTTTGGCCATTGGTTAATTCCACTTTTTTAAACTCGCCCACTAAAGGATAATATTGGTTAGCGGTAAGACTTGCCGATTGTTTGAGTCCAATTTCCATAATGCCATTACCAGACAAAAAAGGTTGAGTATTATCATCAACTGCATTGGTGCCATTAATTGTTAATTGATAAAAAACATATTCTGGGCGTGTTTCTCCTATATATCCTATATAAACATACAAAAAATTGTCGTGTGTTACTATATCTCCTGATGAAAATTCTAATTCTGGTATTGTGGACGATAATGATAGTGATGATGGTGATCCTGCTACTGTGGATGCTGATGATGATAATGTTGGTCTTGTAGCGGCTAAGGACGATGATGATGATCTTGATACTGTGGATGCTGATGATGATAATGTTGGTATTGTAGCGGCTAAGGACGATGATGATGATGATGATGGTAGTGATAATGGTGGTGGTGATGATGGTGGTGGTATTCGTCGTGATGATACTGGTAACGATGATGATGATGATGATGATGATGATGATGGTCTTGTAGCGGCTAAGGACGATGATGATGATGATGGTGGTGATGATGGTGATCCTGCTACTGTGGATGCTGATACTCGTGGTCGTGGTGGTGGGGCTCGTCGTCGTGATGATGATGATGATGATGGTGATGATGATGATGATGATGATGATGATGATGGTGGTGGTGGTGGTGGTGCTAATTCGTGGTTTGATTCTTGATCATCCAATAATTCGTGGTTTGATTCTTGATCATCCGACATAACTTCAAATATAATATATCTTCATATATTATTTATTTAGAATTAACGTCTAATCATCTATAGCGTCTATCTATTTTAACATTTGGGTAATTTATATAATATTCAAACTATACTTTTGGGTAAAAATTGAATATTAGAGATTAAAAAAGTATAGTATATGGTCTAAATCGTTTTTGTAATATCAAGAGCATACGGATTTGATTTTAATGCATTATTTATATCTGGGCGAGTTCGATCGAGTTGAATGGTTTGATACAACTGATTCTGTCCATTCATTTGGCCCATCGAATTGACAGAAGGCGACTGTGCAGGCATGGTCGGAATTACTTCGCGACCATTGGTCAAATAGGGATCGCGATTCTTACCTTGCATATGAATTTCGTTATTCATCAATGACATATTGCCTTGTACCATATATCCCTGAATTGTCGACGATTTAATATCGTTATTTCTTTGGCGATATTCTGCGTCATATGCACGAGGTTGTCGCGCACGTTCTCCTGCACTGGATCCTCCGGCATAATAATAATCCGTGGTTGTATCGCGTTGATTATGAATCGGTTGTTGTGCTGTCACTTCATATGCACCCCGACCCTGCATACCATCGACATACAAATGATTATTACCACGTTCCGTTGTTTCGCGTATAGTAGGTGCCGGTCGATCGTTCGGATTAAACATATAGGAGGCATCGACACGTGATTTCGCATTTTGATAAGGTCTCAGTGTACCCACTACATTCTCCTTTCTCGATGGACGTAATATATCCAATAGGGGTGAAACCACTGCTCCCATACTTCCACTAAATAACCCAAAATAACCGTCATTCTTATTCGATGTGCGATTATTTGGATAAGAGATATTGGTTTTATATCCATAGTCCGCCTCCGTCGCGCCTCCTTTTCCCGATGCATAGGCGGGCAATGAGGGTACTGCACCCAGATCGTGGTGTTTCGATTCCATATACTCGCCCGTTACCGTCTGGGCCGCTACTGCTGATCCGGCACCACCCGCATACGACATCGATGTTTCCGGTCTGGCCGTGTAACGATCAATCGGTATAGCATGCATTCTCGGACCTTTTTCGAGACCAGTGGTTGTCATATATCGTGCCGACGACATCTCGAATTCTTGACTGGGCAATTTTTTCTCGAAATGCCCCATTTGTTCCGTGGTCGCCATCGTTTTTATAAAACTGTTAGCCGGACCCTCATGTCCAATGAGACCTAGACCCGATGCCTTGGGTTTGTTTGCCACGCGCAATTCGTCCACCGTTTTTTCGTTCCATTGTTCACGATGCATCATACCTGAATTAAAGCCGCCCATGCCCTCGGCCGTATATCCGGCACCCAGGCCCGGGGCGACGTGTATTTCTTCAAACGGTTTCATATTCGCCATCCGCAAACTCGGATTCACGCGCGATTGATAAAAATCACTGTTATTCGGAGTACCAAATGCATATTGTACATTTTCACCCGGGGCAAACAGAGGTGCCTGTTCTTTTTTTTTATATATTTGAGAACCCGTACCCGTATAATTATCCATAATACTTTCGGTCGTATTTTCCTGACTCTGTCCTCGTATGTGACTTCCGAAATAAGGGGCCATATTGTTGTGACGATAATAGCTAGAATCTACCGGCACCCCCGCCAACGACATGTATTGTGCAGACATTGACCCGTTTTGTCCGACCGATCCGGTCGCATCCACTGCGACCGAATTAAGTGTCGGATTAAAGAATTTATCCGTATAAGAGGCACCCGTATACTGATTAACCGTCGACAATTTGGATGACCGGTCAACATCCGGCATATTAAATACCTGATCGGACGGATAATTCCTATCTGGAATATCGGTATTTGGAAGCGCCGCCTCTTTATTCGCAAACATTTCACGACCATTTGAATTCGATTGTTTTGTAATAACATATAATCCACCCAATGCAATTAATGGGATTGCAATTTCCATTCTCTAATATAATATATATATCCCATATAATATTCTATATCGACATTATACACGCATCTTTTGTTCGTAATTGTCTTTTTCTAAGATACGTGTCTGTATATTGTGATGGAACGGTTTTTCGATATTTACCTGTGGATTAATGAACGGACGTTCCCATCGCGTTTGTTCTAAATCACGATACAACCACGCCGGATGTGATGCACGCGATTCGTCCACATACGGATTCTGGTCGCGATAGGTGACCTTTTCGGCTAATACCGAATTTTCTAAATAGTTATTTTTATTGACATAATCGCGATTCAATTTTCGTGTCAGTCCCAATAAATCACTTTCCAAATTCACCGTATTTCGTCTCAAATTAGCACCCCATCCCTGTAATCGAACCTGCGGGTCTTCTAAAAATGGGAGATCGACACCCTGTCCCGGACGGTCTAATTGGTATCTACCTAAATAAGTTTGTATATCAAGTTGTTTTTCTATTCTTATCGGGTCATCGTGAAATCGTGTGAATGCCATAATATATATTGATAGCGATATATATTATATCGAAATGTTTACTTGGGGCAAAATGTTTACTTGGATGAAATGATTTAAACATATAGATAAAATAATGATATTATGTCTAAACATGGAAATTTTAATACAAATTCTTTACCGACACTATGTCTAAACATGATCGTGAAAAATGAAAGTCGCATTATCGTGCGACTTCTCGAATCCGTATATACATTGATAGATAGTTATTGTATTTGTGATACCGGTTCAACTGATAATACGGTGGAATTGATTCGTGATTTTTTCGATTCTAAACAGATTCCCGGGCAAATCGTATTTGAGCCATTTTGCGATTTTGCATATAATCGTACATTTTCACTAAAGGCATGCGAGAACCAGGAAAATGCCGATTATATTCTATTACTCGACGCCGACATGATATTAGAGAATCGCGGTCATGTCAGTGCGTCCGATTTAAAGGCACGTTTGACTGCCGATGCCTACTATGTATTCCAAGGGAGTGATTGTTTTTATTATAAAAATGTGCGCGTCTTAAAAAACAATCGCGGATTCACATATTGGGGCGTGACGCACGAATATGTGAATGCGCCGGCCAATTCGGTCTATGATACTATACCCCGCGATGTACTTTTTATAAATGATGTCGGCGATGGCGGGGCAAAATCAGACAAATTTTTGCGCGACATTCGATTACTTACCAAGGGTCTGGAGGACAATCCCGACAATGACCGCTATACATTTTACTTGGCAAATAGTTATAGAGAATCTGGACAGATAGAAAAGGCGATTGAATATTACGAGAAACGCGTAGCACTTGGTGGGTGGTTTGAAGAGGTCTGGTATAGTTTGTTCAATATTGGCCGTTGTTATAAAGATTTAGGCGATCCCGCACGAATGGTACATTATTTCATGGAGGCGTATCAATTATTTCCAAAACGTATTGAAAACCTCTTTGAAATTGTTCATTATTATCGCGTTCTTGGTAAAAATCAATTGGCCTATACTTATTTTACAATTGCCGATAAGGAACGCGCACGATATCCGGCCGAAGACTATTTGTTTATGCAAAAGGATATTTACGACTACAAACTTGATTATGAATTGAGTATCATAGGATATTACGTAAATCCCGATAAATACGACATGATAAAAACGTCGATGAAAATATTGAATTATCCCCATAGCGAAAAGGGAATATGCGATAATGTGTTGTCGAATTATAAGTTTTATGCTAAGAAAATAGTGGATTTGGCGACCCCTATATCACCCCGAAATCAACAAACCTTGGTAACGATTGGACGAGGACGTGGTCTTTCGGACCAAGGACGTGGTCTTTCGGACCAAGAATTCGTATCTTCAACACCGTCGCTAGCTGTACTAAATGAGAATGAACTGGCTATATGTGTGAGATACGTAAACTATAAGATAAATGCCGACGGTGGATACGAAAACGGCGAACATATTAGCACGAAAAATATTATTGCTATACTTGATACGTCTTCCCCTGATGATTGGTCTGTTATATCCGAATTCGAACTACAATACGATACGCAATATGACGGTCTCTATGTCGGTTTAGAAGATGTTCGCCTTTTTTGCTCCGGTCCACCAAATAACCGTCTTTTTTATAATGCAAATCGCGGGTTAGATAGACACAAAATAGCGGTCGAACATGGCGACATTAATATCTTTAGAGAAACAACGAATGGTCCCTCGAATCTATTGCGCATCGAAGGTGATATCCACGATATTGAAAAGAATTGGGTACTTTTTGAAACTGCAGATCATTCGTTAAAGTGTATATATAAGTGGTTCCCCCTTCAAATCGGCGACATTGATGGCTCCAATTGGAATAAAACGCACGAACTGCCCATGCCTCATTTTTTCCAATATATGCGAGGGTCAACTAATGGCATCTTGGTAAATGGAAATACCGCATCTCAAGATGAAATATGGTTCATAAATCATTTAGTTAGTTATGAATCGCGTCGATATTATTATCACGTCATTACGGTATTAGATCGAAATACACTAACATTGAAGAAATATACGGCACCTTGGACATTCGAGGGAAATGCAGTAGAATACACACTTGGATTTACGTATAATCACTCAACCCGTCAATTTTTGATTGGATACAGTATCATGGATCGCGAAACACACTATATACAAGTACCTCGATTTGCATTCGATTCGCAATTTATTAATCTATAGTATCTAAAAGTGCGTTTTAGGCCAACATTTATATGATGGTCACTATTTACTCTGTAAATATAAAGATGTCAAATTTGCAATGACAATACATATTGCTCCGACCACTTTTTGAATGGTCACTATTTCCCCATTAAACACCACCCCGTATATGAATGCCATAAAAATACCAAAGTAGGATAATGGAGCATATATTGCGGTTTTCAATCGCGTAATAGAATAAAAACGCAGTAAATAGCCGAACAACCCGATAAAAATATTGGCCCCTAGTGCTGCGCTCACTCCTACGCCGATTTCGGCGAGTTTACCTATATCTCCTAAATAGACGCCCGAAAATAAAATTGCACCCAACAAATAAGACAAAAACAAATGATTCCAATTATTCTTTGTTTTTATCCGTTTTACAATGAAATAGATGATTGCCTCGGTGAATGCGGCTAAAAGGACCATCACAATACCTTCAACCGAATTCGCGGTTTCCTTTGCATTCACTTTGACCGGCGGCACAGGTTCGAATAATTGACCGAATGCCTCCTTGGCATTCATTTTAGCCGTTTTGATAAAGAAAACGTCTAAATCATTGAATGTGAGAAGTATAATACCAAATAATGCGATAAACATGGTATAGTTCATTTTTTCTCCGGCCAATGCCAATATCATAAACGGATAAGTATAAAAGATGGCATACGCAACACCGCCGTCCAAAAGTTGGAACCCGCGATAAGATACATAAACATGGGCGATTGTCGCGATAGACAAAAGTGCACCTATGCCAGTAAACATAGTTTCAATGACAAAGTCCCAGTCAATAAAAAACCATGAAATGACTGCATAGGTAATAAAACGGCTCCAGAGTTGAATACCAAACGGAATATTGATATTTTTTATGATGGTTGGATATAAACTCAATAAAGATTCAGATACAAGTTTACTAAGAATTTCCAAATACATGGAATATATTATAACCTAGTATTGTTATACGTCCATTGGTTATAAATCAAATACTATCCCATATTTATGTTTATACGATTGCGCACCGGTGCATAACTACGACGATGACCATCTATTACGCCATAAAGTGCAATTCCGTCCATATGTTTCTTAGTACCATACCCCATATTAGTATCTAGACCATATTTTTCGACCAATTGGGGATTCTTTGTGCATAAATCGGAAATATATTGGTCTCTCTCTACTTTAGCTAAAATAGATGCCGCGGCAATTGGGGTATATAGATTGTCGCCTCCGGGTATAGTCTCGTGACGCATGCATTTCATTTCACCCGTCTCCTCGATAAATCGTGTGTATGGTTTGAAATCGTTGCCATCGACTAATAATATATAATCATCGAATTCGATGTCTCGACCTTTCAATATTTCGTCGATACACATATGCATTGCCTTTAACACCGCCTGACGGATATTAATACGGTCGATTTCATCGGCCTCTATATATTGAATCGACCAAGCCACACTATTTGCCTTGATGTATTCGGCTAGTTTGGTGATTTTATTTTTCGATGTGAATTTCTTGGAATCGCGCATAGCCCCATGATTAAAAGAGTCATCTTTAGGTAAAATGACTGCGGCTACATAAAGACGGCCGAAAAGTGGACCTCGACCCGCCTCATCAATACCAATCTCGTATCGAGTATCTGTATTGTAATATTTCGATAAAGCCATCTTGCCGGATTCAGGTCCAATTGTGGAGGTATCTACCGATTCCGTTTTCTTTGTTTTCGGCATTTTCTTTTTATGCTATTTAAATATAGCATATAATAGTATCAATTTTTTACTATATATTTTCGTCATATAGAATATATTCCAGATGGTTAATTTTAAATTAACACCCTTGATATTATTTTTAATGATTATATTTACCCTAGTAATCAGCGTAGTATTTATGAATTATCTACCTTTATCCGAGGGGTTCATTTCATTCTATGGAAGCACAAATACGAATACAAATGGAGGGACAATAAACCAGGTTATTATTCCGCAATACAGTGCTACACAAAAACTATATAATTTATACGATAGTGTTTACTACGATCAACCCACGGGTAATGTCATGGAAATTTTCGGAAGTCAGTATATTAGTGGATCTACTCAAGATACTAGTGGTGCATCCATTAGCCGAATTGAACTATTATCACCCATAGTTGCCTCGCCGGGTTATAATGTTACCCAAATTCAGGGCAGGGATAGTGATAATAATATTAATTCTGCACTCTCTAGTATTCCAAATGCAAACCTAACGAGTAATTATAATGCATGGACTTATCCGAATGCAGAGTTATGGTCAGGAGAGGCATATCAAATAATATACACTCCATGGGGCACGAATACGGTGGTTACAGTGTTGGATATTAGTAATGCCACGATCATATCGTCTACCATGTTCACTTCTACTCAAAATAATCAGGTAAGTACGGACGTAAGTTTTAGTAGTCTGAATAATACAATTTATTATAAGGACGTATCTGCGGTCAATGTTTACGTTACTAATGATATGAGCGATAATTTATATTCAAATGTGGGTTCGGTTTACGTTTTAAGCGATTTCGTAAGAGTCGATACCAATTCATATGCATTATTGATAAATCAAAAACGCACTTTCGATCCTACTCATAAAATTAGTGTTTATAATAACAACGTTGGTAATAATAACCAACGTCCTCAACCGTCTTACACGAGCAATACTACTCCTATGCCCGCAACATCTATTTTATCAACTTATTCTCCAAGTGGATTTAATTGGTTCAGTGCCGTAGATATATGTGGTAACAATTTAGTGTTATATTTCCCAATGACCCAAGGGGCAATGGTCGTATTATTAACACCGGATATTTCGACTGGTCAATCGGGAAAAACAATGTTTAAAATACGAAACCTGGTTCGGTTTGATAAAACAAAACCGAATGGTATAGATACCTCGAAGACTACGTCGAGTAGTAGTTCCGGTACTAGTACTAGCGCCAGTACTAGCGCCAGTAGTAGCGCCAGTAGTAGCGCCAGTAGTAGCGCCAGTACTAGCGCCAGTACAGGATATGATTGGATGTCGTCATGTAAGTTTACAAATAGTTCTCCATCTCTCGACGACATTGTCGCGTGTTATTACAAACAATATTGGCCAAATAATGGAAACAAATATCAGATAGATGACGATTTTCTTTTGAAAACGCAAATTGTTCCGCCGGTTTGTCCAAAATGCCCGTCCCAATCGGTTTGTACTAATTGCGGGGGTAATGGTGGTTCCGGAATAGTAAGATCAAATGGCACTTCAATAACCAATACAAATGGAACTGTCGGTACGGGTCTAGGTAATGCCGTCGGTGGCATCGGTACGGGTCTAGGTAATGCCGTCGGTGGCATCGGTACGGGTCTAGGTAATGCCGTCGATGGCATAGCAAAAGGGGTAGGCAATGCTACTGGAAACATTGTTGGTGGTGCCGAAGTATTGGGCGGACGTGCATTATTAGGTGCAGGAAATGCGGTGGGAAGCATTGCTAGTGGTGTAGGTAACGTCGCAGGTAATGTAGTAAAGGGTGCGACGAATGTTGTAAGCGGTGCAGAGGATGTTGTAGGAGATGTTGCATTGGGCGCGGGTCGCGCAGTCGGTGGCGCCGCCTCTGGTGTAGGACATTTTGCGGGACATGTTGTAAAGGGGGCGACTAATTTGGCAGGAACTGCGATCAATACCGTTGCCAATATTGGCGACCGCGGAAATAATGATTATGGCAGAGGAAAAGAAAGAGAAGGCGAATATCAAGGTAATAGAAGAGGGTATGTGAGAGAAGATAACAATTATTACAAAAGTTCTAATTATAACAGGGAATATGGCGGCCGAGAACGACGGGATGACTATGATCATCAACGCGGGGATTGGAATACTGAGTCGTATCCATATGGAGGTTATGGACAACCTGCCATGAGTAATCCAAATTACAAAAGGAATAATGCAATGGATATGTATTCCTATAACGGTGCATTGACATCAAAGGGCGGCGATCCAGTACCGGTGACGGCGGATTTCAGTCGATTCGGAAAATAATAGCGGTGTATTGATGAAGTGAAACATATATTATCCATTAGAATAATATATGAAAGGTGCGGACATATCCACGACATAAAAATATAAAAAGATTATATTATAAGGTCTATTATGCATGAAATATTAGATTATAATTCTATATTAGACCGCGAATCCATTTCCAAAAAAATCGAAACCTTCCTACATGATTTCGAGGCCAATCATAAACAAGTGACGTTCAAAAAGGGGATCTATATATACGGCGCGCCCGGTTCTGGGAAAACCCGATTTGCCATCGATATCCTTAAACGATTAAATTACGACGTTATAAAATACGATGCAGGTGATGTTCGAAATAAAGCACTAATAGACACCATAACTAGTAATAGTATTTCAAGTCGCAATGTACTTGATATGTTGAATCATCGTACTAAAAAAATCGCCATATTAATGGATGAAATTGATGGTATGAATAATGGCGACAAAGGGGGTATTACCTCTCTCATTAAACTCATTCGTCAGAAAAAGACCAAGAAGCAACGTTTGGAAAATGTCACACTAAACCCCATTATTTGTATCGGAAACTATTACGCCGATAAAAAAATCAAAGAATTGACAAAAGTATGCCACGTATTCGAGTTGAAAACGCCCACACACGATCAAATCGCTCATATTCTAAAATACAAAACCCCCGACATATTCAATACGCCCTCCTTATACGATAAAATACAACATTATATTCAAGGTGATATGCGAAAACTCGATTTCATTGAACACGTTTATCAGAAAAAACCCGACATTTTAAATGGCAATACATTTGACCATATTTTGCAACTTAAGTTACATAACGAAGATGCCAAGAAAATAACCGAAACACTTATTAATGAACCTATACCATTAGAAGATCACACTTTTTTCATGAATGAAACGGATCGCACCATTGTCGCATTATTATATCACGAAAATATTATTGATGCGATTTCTGATTTGCCCAAGAAAGATACCTATCCCTTTTATTTTACTATCTTAGAAAACATGTGTTATGCGGATTATATAGATCGCATAACATTTCAAAACCAAATATGGTCATTCAACGAGATGAGTTCAATCATGAAAACTTTTCATAATAATAAAATATATCACGATACCTTCCCTAATAAGAGAGGAATGTATCGTCCGACAGAAGTGCGATTTACCAAGATATTGACCAAATATTCTACTGAATATAATAATCTATTATTCCTATACAATCTATGCCAAGAATTGTCGATGGATAAAAAAGATCTAAATGCCTTTTTCCAAGAATTGAGATTGATCTATGACTTGCAAGAGAATTTAGCAAATAGCGAGGTAATGAGTAAAGTAGAATCCCTTTTCGAACACTATAATATAAACAAATTGGATATAAATCGAATATACAGACATTTAGACAAAAATATCAAAAAAGAGGCGATGGTTCTAGGTGAAGATGGTGTCGATACGGATCAATTCGATTCAGAGGACTGAACCTATATTTTTATGTTTTCGGAGTCGAATGTCTTTTTTTGTAATAATTGCATTTGAGTCATGTGGATGATTTTTTCCATTTCCTTTAGGCGATTTGTCAAAATTTCAACATGTTGAGTTTGTTCTTGGATTTTTTTGTTCATCACATCAATCGTTTGTTTTTGATGTTGTAATAGATTTACCACATCTTGTGTGGTCATTGCAAGTGGCGGCTGTCCGGGCCTCTCTAGCATAATCTGACCGTTTGCAAACGGTTGTTGCATTTGTTGATTTTGTTGTTGCATTTGTTGCATCATTTTTTCACGGGTAGCATTTATCTCCTCGATTTGTTTCAATACGTCGGGTTTCATTTTTGGAAGTCCGGGCTCATAATTTAGCAATAATTCATCGATATCTTTCATGAAAAACTGCTTTACATCTGCTTCGTTTGCGTTACGAATGAACATATCCACGGTTTTATTCGATTCTTTCATAAATTGTGGATGTGGATTTTCCAAGAGTTTTCGTTTATCGAATGTATTGTGTTCATGTGAAAATACTAGGATTGCCTTCATCGGATCTAATTGCACAAAGGGTATTGTATAATCTTTTAAAAACGCTTTTTCTTCGGCCAATGATGCGGTTTCTTCGTATTTTGTCTGGTCCAATAATTCTTTACGAAAGGCAAACGTTCCTGCTGTGGAATGGGTGTTTGAGTATGGCCCCGCCTGATACATTTTTTGAATGTGTTTGAAATAAATATACAATTCACTCGATCCTGCACACAGGGCATCCGGATTCGCCATTAATCTTTCTACCGCATGAGAGACGCGTTCCGGTGGATAATAATCGTCATCGTCCATATAAACAATAATTGACCCTTTAACAAATGTATGCATATAATTCCTTTTCGCACCGAGTGTCATTTTTTTGTCGACAGGGAAATACCTGATTTGGGATATTTCCGATTTATCGACTAAATCTTGTATTTTGTCGGTGCCATCGTCCACAATAATCCATTCTATCCTATTCTTGGGATATGTCTGATTTCGAAAACATTGGAACATAATTGGAATAAAGGGGCGACGATTAAATGTAGGAGTGCAAATACTGACAAATGGATAATATTTCTTGTTTTTCTTGGTCGGCATTATACAATAACATATAAATAATTGTTTGTTTATATGTTTATATGTTTATATTACATCTTTGTTATTTTACAATTCTTTCTTTCTTCAATATTGAAATATAGGTTAATCGCTAATGGGACGACTTAACAAACGCCTCTGCCTTTCCTCTGAAATAATTGTACCAGGCTCTAAGATCAGATGGATCCGATACAATGTTTCTCATTAATTTGCTGATACGAATATTAAATTTGGAGGGTTTATGATCTATACTCTCTTCGCATCGCTCTGTGCCGAATTTGCGATTGGCCTCATTTTCCATTTTCTGTTGTTCTCGATCGGCAATGTCAATTGCATAATGTCGTATCACGACGATTATGCCAATAATAAACACAAGTATTCCATTTAGGATTAATAATAATTGTTTTAAATTGGGTGTCTTTATATTCAATGAATAATCGGTCATACTTCCGAACAAGGCGAATATCAATACAATTTCGTATATGTGATTAAATACATTATTTAATAACCATTGGTATAGCAATTCGATAGAAGTCAATGCCTCGAAAAATCCGATGGATTCCGTGGATTCTGCCTTTTCATCTTGGCACATTTCCGTTTGCGATGCGCCTTTATTCTGCGACGGATCCCCCGGATCCGTTTCTTCAAAATGTTTATGAGAGCGTAGTTTAGAAATAATCGTCTTTATGGTAGTGAATAAACCGTAGGGTGAATATATTTGTATTCCAAAAAATGATAGCCCTAGTATGTGTCCCATAGCAAGTAATCCGGCGAACCACTGCATCATAATTGAAATAGTTAATAAGAAAATAAACCAAAGGATCATTAACAAAATGGATGAAATTGGTATATGAACTATGAATCTACTCACGTCGTTTATGAATCCGAAAATGACAATCGCCGCGATTAAATATGGGGAATATGCGTCACTTTGACGTTTCAAATAATTGGAAAACGAGACAATAAAATCATTCTTAAAATAGTTGATGTAATAAATAATGATTAATAGCAGTGCAATAAATCTCAATTTGCTGTTTCGGAACATACCAATAAAATGCGGAACATGCACCAATAATACATTGTTTACGAATGCAACGGGTTCTACTAGATATTTGAAATACTGTCCGATTTTATAATTGTAATAGATGAGTTCATCCGACGATATTTTTAGTGTATCGACGCGTGCAACTATTAATTTAGCAAACATGAGATAATACCAATTATATACGACAAAAAAACTCACAAATATGGCAATAAAATATCGTATATTGTTGCCGACAATTGTATTATCATTAGAATCCTTACTTCCACCCATTTTGCATATAGTGTCGATAATCCAATTGATCGAATTTGTGGGATATTGAATAAAAAATAGGTCAAAGAAATTTTCCACAAACCAATCGAGATAGGCCACATAGGGTTTTATTGCTTCACCAATAGTACTGCAATTCGATTCATCGAAACCTTCTTTGACCTTGCCTGTTGTCCAATTATACATTCTTGAAAGAGTATTGTGTTGTTTGTCATTTATATCATTTAGTGATTCGTCTTTTTCAGGTAAAGGATCGTAAATACTTTGTAAAGGTGCTGTTGTAAAATTACTCGGCATTGTCTTTGGTTTTTTGCGTGCACGTTTTTGTCTAGGCACATTTCCAGAGATGTCGTATTTCGATTCTGCATATTGAATCATATTTTCTTTTTGTATAGGCACATTCCAATGGGTTTCTGCCATTCTTGGTAAATATAATATAATAGGTTATATTTAGATGGTTATTATGGGGTATAGCCGCATAAGATCCCATTGTTCACGTTATTGCTAAATAAAGGGTCAAAGGAATAAGATTTATTCCTACAATATCATGAATATTATATAACTAAACTATATAGTATTATTATGCCGGATAGTTATGAATTGCTTGCTAAAGCCGACAATACTGGATATACATTACGGAAAACAGATGGAAACGGAAACGTTTCTCAGACAGAAATGCCTATAAACAAATTAGTTTTGGATTCTCTTGCAGAAATAGGTACGGTGGTTAATGGTAATGTTTATACTAATATTAAACCATTACTAAAGGATATTGCAATGGGTGACATGGTTAAGGATTTGCAGGCTACTAGTTCGGAAGTAGCAGTGAGTGCATATGAGCATATAAAACGAATGTATGATGTAGTAGCGTATGGAAGACCCAAACATAGCATGGCGGTGACTAAAGATGCTGCATATAATAGATTATTAAGAATAAAAGAACGCGTTAATAAATTACTTGAAGTTTTTATTGAAGAACGCGTGCGTGTAAGATCTGGATCAGTTTCTCATAACATTGCAAGTTTTAAAAAAGTGTTTATTGAGAGCGGAGACAATCCATTATCTCTCAGTAGTGATTTTATCCCCCCACCCCTACCTACAAAAGGTAGACGTATACTCGATGATTATGGCGTTCAATCAATTGCACATGGTGCGGAAAAATGTGACCCCGGTAGTGCAGGAGGCAAAGATGAAGTCTGGCCGCCAAATATGAATGATGTATTAATTATGCGCGATGAATTATTATATTTTGCGGGATTACCGAACACAGATACAGACCAATTATGGGAATCGTATACAAAAGCTAGAAACCCAAAAGATATTAATCGATTTTTATTTAAACTATGTTCTGGGTTTGAATGGGGTAGAGAATATCCGACTGCAGTAACCCCTGTTTGGCATGAAGTCAGTTATCTTAATAAAGAATATAAACGAGCGGAAGATTCTCCGGTATTTCCGGCATTGCCCGATATTGTCGCAGAAGGAAATCCAGCAAAAAATAAAAAACTATTACCAGGAAAAATCTATGATGCGAATGACCAATATGCCGGAAGCGCACTTAATTTTAAGTTTAGAGGTGATCTATGTCAAGAAAAAGTATATGCCATGTATCGTGCTATGAATTCAGAAATATCTAGTATGATTGTTACTGCAGACGAAACCGTTATGGTTCAATGTCAACTTGACATGTCACCGTGTATAGTAACAAAAAACGACGGTGGCGGAATTGGTAGAACTGTTTTTTACAACCCATATCCTCGACCAGAAAATGCATTTATAAGCAAGATCACAATATTAATTAATGAAATCCGATCTAGAAACAATAATCAAAAAGAATGTCTGAGTGCCGAAATAATATTATATGATGGTTTAACTATGCGAGGCAGATTTGCTCCAAATCTAACTATTGGAAGACGGCGAGTTGAAGAGGACACCCGTTCTAGTGGTGGTTCTCAATATGCATTGATGTGTTATGATGAAATAATAGACTCTGCTAAATCAAAAATTGACGATTTAAATGAACGTCTTGAACAACTATTAGTAACAACGACGCTAATTGCCCAAAATGCATATGCTACTGCTGAGAACTCCGCCGTTTTAGCCGATTTTTTAGAGAAAAAATACTTAAAATTCACACAAGATGCAAGTTATTTTTTAACACCAATGTATATTGTAGTTTCATCTAGTTATAAAAATGAAACACAATCTGGTAAGGTTCTAGTAGATGTTGAATATCGTTGCGCAAAAACAGATGTTGGAAAAAAATTAGCCGAAGATTTCGGTTTGCTAGCACATTATATAAGTACTGGATTTGGCGTAAGTAGTTTTACTGGGGGTTCAAAACGTAAAAGATCAACAATATCACAAAAAGACCCATCCGTGAAACCCACCAAATCCGCGAAACTCACCAATATGGTTAAATATTATGGATTATCACGACAATATATATCTTCTACGGAAGATCGTGTTTTAAAAATATTATCATTTTTTATATTTAGTATACCAATACGCAGTTTAGAAGAATATTTACAAGAATATCAAATTGAATCCGAAGAGGACCAATATACATTTAGGGTGAAAATAATAACAGAACTCTATACTTTATTTTCGCATATGTGTATTTATCCATATCCTTTTTATAAATTGCGTTCAAGTGCACCGAGTGATGATTCAAATGAATCAACACTATCTGTGTTAATAGATGATCATGATATTCCAATTACTCATGATAACCCCGTGATACCGGCTGGCTTTATATATAGAATTCCAAGAAGATCGAATGGTATTTTTGTTTATGAAGAATTAGAAAGGATAATTGATTATGATTCCACATTACAATGTTTAATTAACGTATTTAAAAGTCATCCAGTAACACATTCTATTATAACCGATATGGATACACAACAACTTGTCGATATTGTCTATATGGAGCGATGGAATATTATTTTACCCGTAGATATTTATACTAGTCAAGATGATGAGAGTACTAGTCAAGATGATGAGAGTGTTATTGATACTGGTGTTTTTAAACTCATATGCAGAAGAAATCAACCCGAAGAACCTTATACCGTTAGGGATACTTTCTCAAGTGGCCTAATAGATGGAATAATATCATCTCATGTATCTAACGCGGTTAGAACATATACAATTGACAATTTTGGTTCTGCAATTGAATTATATAGTAGAATTATGGAAAAAGTTAGGATAACAGGCATCCAAGACTTTTTTCAACTTTTTGAAAAACTGGATAATTTATTATCCATATTTCCATTTTATAAATTTGCGTTAATCCAAACACTGGTACAAATGTTCGATCCGGAAATGTCATATCGTTTTTTTGATTATGATTCAACATACATATTATTATTATTTTTATTTACGACAACTCCAGATTTAACTCGTTTCTTAACTATTTTCTTAAATATTTTATTTTTTCGTATATCCAACAGCATATATTATAATTTGAAAAATTATTTGGATAAATTTCAAGAAATAATAAATGAAATAGAAAAAATGAGAATATTATTAACTAGTAAAATGTCTTTAGATTTGTTAGTTATTGAAATAGATGGAGTAATAAAACCCTTTCCAATGTTATTAATAAATTTAGCATTGCAATTTTTACGTGTTCCTGATGATGAATTAGCAATAATTACTGCGAATTATGAAGTAAATGATGATGAAACCCCAGGTTTACCTGTAACAAATAGAAATATACTCGAAGGTAATCTCAAGAAAGACGGCCTAACCCCGCCTCAATATAAATGCGTTGATTTTCCCCGTCCGAGTGAATTATTAGACATTGATCAAATACCCAAGTCGTTTTTGAGTAATATTTCATTAACAAGTGGTTTAGAAGTTGCATATCCATACCGTATGGAATCATTGAAAGCAGTTTCTTCTATATTAAGTGAAATGGCCGTTCAATCAATTGACCAGGTAAAAGATTTTGTGGGTAGACAGATTTTGGTATTGGTCTCAGGATCGGCATCGGCGGTCTCAGGATCGGCATCGGCGGTCTCAGGATCGGCATTGGCGGTATCAGGATCGGCATTGGCGTCTAGATCAAGTATGACTTCCCCTAGATCAATTACGACTTTCCCCGGATATGATGTCTTGCACCAGAGCCCCCTTGAAGTAAATACATCGCCTTTGTTGAAAGCCGGTGGACATATGCGAAAAACAAAGAAATACAATCGAAAAAAATCAAAAAAAACAAGGAAAAACCATAAAACATATTACTCATTAAATTAATGATGTAATAATTCAATGAATATTTATCTAACCCATTACAGTTATTTTTATAAAATAGTATATAAAATAATATAGACTATTGAGGGTTGATGCTATGACCATGATAAGTTAACAGATACTTATTATAAAGATCTCGTTAAATAGGTTAATGTGTTTACGACCATGTTTATCAATACGGCAAAATATAAAGAGCCGAATAATTCTATCAAATTATACTAAAACTGGTGCGAGAAAATTGCTACCATCAATGAAATTATCTAGATGGGAAAATGCTTAGGTTCTCTATCTATCCATTTACCTCTGTATTTATTTATTCCCATTTTGGGTTTATTTTGTAATCGGCGTTTTTCATTCAGATTTACTAAATATTCTTTACACATGTTGTATGTATTGTTATTTCGTGTACTACCGACATACAAAGGTGCCGAAAATTCAATAGGTACATAACCACATAAATATCCCTTTTCTAAAAAGGCCCGTGCCATGAGATCATGGTCGGAATCATCCAAAAAATAATTTTCTTCATCCAAAAAATTCATTTCTTTCAATTTGACACGGTCTAATAGTAGAGGTCCGCGATTACATGTTTCATAGACATAAAACGTGTTTCTGTCCACATTTAATTTATCTAAATCGGTTTCAATATCGTAACCCAGTTTTCCTATACCACCTGAACTAAACAAATTATGGGCACATCGGCCAGAAACGGCAATAATATTGTTGTATTTTAGAAAGGGTTTTGACAAATGTAAATTATAGCCAGGTTCGGTCATTGTCATGTCGGCTTGTATTTCAAGACAAAATCTCCCACGTGAATGTTTAAATCCAATATTATCACATTTTGTTTCAAATAGTGGTACAATGCTGTTTTTAAACATGGTAATCTGAACCAGGTTTTCTACATTTAATAACCATATTTCATGTTTTTTAAAAAATTCAATTAGATTTTTTTCTGTATTGTCAAAACAAAAATCTAGGATAAGAATTATTTCGAAATTGTCACGCGTGTTCTCGATAATGCTTTTTATATTTTTTACAATGTGTTCTTCTTGATTATAGATAGGCATAACAACTGAATAAACAATGTCTTCTATTTTTCTCGGTTGATAGATTTGATTAAAGAACATTTTTCTTAGATAATATTCATATTAAAATATTTTCTTAATAACGAATCATCTACCATTCCGGTTTTATTACGCCCCCGATAACTTTTATTTAAAAACGAATAATGGTTAAAAAATGCGTATTTTTCACTTATTTTGAACAATGGTAATCCATCTGTTACGAGATGTACTGAAAACGATTTGACGTGTTTGGGAATGACGAAACATTTTTCACGACCAGACAATTGAATATGGTCGCAATCAATAATTTTT